GCTGACCCGCGAAAGTTCCTGCTGACCTACTTTCCGGAGAGATACACGCGAAAGTTTTCTAGGCTCCACGAGGTGATGATCGAAACTATCTACGAGCGTGCTAAGACTGGCGGACGGCAGGCAATAGCAGCACCGCGCGGGGTTGGCAAGACTGAACTGGTTAAGGGTATGCTGGTCTATCTAATTCTAGCCGAACTCGTTCGCTTTCCTTTGGTCATTGCGGCAACGTCGGAGCTAGCAGGAAGAATCTACAAGGACTTTCGAACGAAGCTTTCAACGTCCGAACTGTTGCTTGCTGACTTTCCTGAAGTGTGTCATCCAGTCAGAGAACTTGACGGAGCACCACAGCGGGCAGGTAAGCAGCACGTCGATGGTCAATTGACTCGGATTGTTTGGACGGCAAACGATTATCTTTCTTTACCCTACGTGCCAGGTTCACCGTATGGCGGCGTGAAGATGAGCTATTACGGTCTCGACTCTGCTTTCCGTGGTGTGAACATCGACGGCGACCGACCCGACTTCGTGCTTATCGATGACCCCGAGACAAGAGAATCAGCCGCAAGCCTTGACCAGATTCATAAGCGGGAAACGATGGTCGACCAAGACGTAGCTGGTTTGTCGGCACTTGGTAGCAACATAGCTATAGCACTTTTGACAACGGTTCAGAATCGATACTGCTATAGCTTCCGAGTCACCGACCCGACAATCAAGCCAGCGTTCAACGGTAGACGGTTTGCACTCGTCGAAAAATGGCCTGACAATATGGAAGCATGGCAAACCTACATTGCCAAGCGTGGACAGGCACAAGCGGCAGGAGATAAGGATGCAGTCGAAGCGGTCGATTACTATTTAGCTAACCGCGAAGCGATGGATGCTGGAGCTGTGATGCTTGTCGATGACTTCGAACCTATTGAGAAAAGCGGACGGCAATTGGTGCTATCGGCACTCCAGGCCGCGTGGAATAAGATCGCGGACACATCGATGGCAGCGTTTCTAACCGAATATCAGAACGACCCGGAGGAAGAAGAGTCGATCGAAGGCAACGGACTGACTGCCGGTATCGTTCAGTCTCGAATTGCCAGCGAGATGCAAGATATTCTTCCCAAAGAAACCGAGTGTGTTACAGTGGGTCTCGATATCGGTAAGCACGCATCGCATTGGGTTAAGATTGCGTGGGAGAATCCAGCAATCGGTACAGTTATCGATTACGGTGTGATGGAAACGTACGGGCTATCGTTTCAAAGCGAGACTAAAGCGATTGAATCGGCTTTACTGTCTGCTCTTGAGTCGTGGTCGGAAATAGCACGAGAGCACAACCCGATCATGGTGCTTGTAGACTCGGGTGCTTTCTCAGATGCCATTTACGCTTTCTGCCGAAATGCCGGTCGACCTTTCTTCCCGAGTAAAGGCTGGGACGCTGGAAGATTTCGGATGCCACAAGCTAGGACTGGCGACAAGGTTCCGCTAGACCACTGCTATGCCAGCAAGCAAACCTCTGACCAAGTATGGCTATACAACGTCAACACGGAGTATTGGAAAACGTGGGTGCACCAAAGATTTCTTATTCGGTCTCACTCCGAAAGCGGCAGCAGAAACGCCGGAAGCTTGGCACTTTACAATCCTGCCGGAGACCAAAAAAGGCACCTATCGTTCGCACATCATATCGTCGCGGAAGAATTGCAGTTAATCCCAGTCGGAGTGAACGCGACGAAAGAAAAGATGGTTCTCAAGAGCAAGAACAACCATTGGCTAGATGCTACTGCCTTGGCTTGTGCCGCTGCCGGTTGCGTAGGGATCAAGGTGATCGAGCAGCAGCAAGCAGTGATAAAGCCTAAAAAGCAAGTCATCCAGCCAGTAAAATCAAGTGGGTTCCGTGACCCGTGGGGTCGAAGTTTTGTCGCAAAGAGGAGATAGAGAAGTGGGCAAGGTCAGGACAGAAAAGCAATTGATTGACGATTTACCAACACTCGGGGCATCTAGTGTCGAAAGTGTAGTTTCGGAAGTTTCCGAAAGTGAACTCGCGAAACTCAACGAGACTTTAACTCTAACGCTTACGATACCAGCAGCAGCACACGCCGAAGGCTATGCGACACGTCGCATTGACACCAGTCTCAACCATAAAGAAGCATTGGCCTTTAAGGCGATCCTGACTGCATTGCGTGCTAGTAATACGAAACTCAAAAGCGGTCGTTACGTCAAAAAGCCTGCCGACGTATACCGCTGGATAGCCGAGCAAGTTGAAAGGCAATATGCCGACAACCATCGACACAGTAATCGATACCCTAACGGATAATGCCGATTTCGCGGCAACGTCCGACGTTACGAAGGCTCGTGCGTTTCTTACCGCAGCAATCCAGTTCTTGATTCTTTCGCCAGCATCTCAAGGCGACCAAGGCACATCGATGAGCATAGCACCGGAGACGGTGCGTGCTCTAATGAACAAAGCACAGCAACTTGTCGACGCTGCTGCTAGTGTGACCAATTCAACAAACGCTTCGGTGCGGTTCCTATCTGCCAAGCAAGGGTTCCGCAAATGAAGAAGCGTCGTGCCAAGAATCCTATCGTCGAGACCTTTGACGAAATTCGAGCCGATTACGATATGAGCCGAGAATCTCGGTTTGTCCGTCGTCGAACGGGCCTAGCACCGCAAGGAAGTACTGCTGATTATCACTATCGAGTCGAGCAGCACTATTACGATGATATCGAAAAAGCCCGCGACATGGATCGAAATGATTCCATCGTTGGGCAAACCGTAACACGTGCCGTCGATAATATCGTGCAAGAAGGCTTTACGGTAGAACCGCAGACCGGCGATGCTGCCGTAGACAATGAGCTATGGTCTCGGTGGAAGGAATGGGCCGAAAGTTCTGACCTTTGCGATGCACAGGCGGAGTTCACTTTTCACGACTTCGAGCGTTTCAACTGTCGTTCGATGCTTGTCGATGGTGATATTGTTCACGCTGGCACTGAAGACGGAATGCTTCAAGCTTGGGAATCGCACCAAGTCCGAACCTTCACGATCAGAGACAATACTATCTTTGGCGTGACGATGGACGAGTTACGTAGGCGAACAAGCTATTGGCTGGTAGCCGATCCGATCAATCCGAACCGATCCAAGAAACAAGAGATTGAACTACCCGTCCGCGATGAAGACGGCAATCGGCAAATCTTCCACGTTTATAATCCGAAGAGAATGTCGCAGACTCGAGGAGTTACGGCGTTCGCTCCAATCTTTGCAGTTGCCGGAATGCGCGACGATATCGACTTTGCAATGTTGGTTCAGCGTCAAGTTGCTTCGTGTTTTGCGATATTCCGCAAGCGTCAATATCTCCCAGAAGTTCCGCACCTAACACCAGGTTACGGAGAAGGAACGACCGAGATAAGCGGCACCGGAGAGACTCGGTACATCGAAAACATTGCACCAGGTATGGAAGTCATCGGGCAACCCGGTGAAGAGCTTCAAGGGTTTTCGCCAGATATTCCCGGTGGGGGTTATGAGTTCCAACTCAAGACAATCTTGCAGACCATCGGCACTAATCTAGGTTTGCCGCTTTGTTTGGTTCTCATGGACGGCAGCGAAACCAACTTCTCCGGTTGGCGTGGTGCAGTCGACGAGGCACGCAAAGGCTTTAAGAGCAATCAACGCAACTTAATCAAACGATTCCATGAGCCTGTGTGGCGATGGAAGGTTCGCCAGTGGATTGAATCGGATGCAGCACTCCGGGCAGTTTCACAGCGTTCAGATGTTAGTATCTTCGGTCATCACTGGTCTGCTCCGGTATGGCAATATATCGACCCGGTTGGTGACGCTCAAGGCGACCAGATTCGACTGCAAAACGGTTTGATTTCCCCAAGACGGTTACACGCAGAGAGAGGCCGAGATTGGGAAGTTATCGCAGATGAAACCATTGCCGATATGGAATACGCGATAACCAAGGCCAAGCAAGCAGCAAGAAGAATCAACGCACAATTTAACGATGCTCCAATTCACTGGCGTGAACTGATTTCGCTGCCGATGCCAACCGGCATCCAGATGACGATGCAAGACCCGCAAGCCTTGCAGCAGCAAGCGGAAAAGGCAGACTCTCAGCCAACGACGGAAGTTCAGTCGCCTTCTGAAGTTTCCGCACCAGAGACGCAGACATCTGAAATTGCAGATACAGCACTCAATGGTGCTCAGGTAACTGCCGCTTCGATGATTGTTGAAAAGGTAGCTAACGGAATGCTCCCGAGAGAATCAGGTATTGCTCAATTGGTTTACTTCTTCCAGCTTGACCCATCGCAAGCCGAGGAAATCATGGGGCCAGCAGGGACTAACGCATTCAATCCAGCAGTACCCGATGCACAAAAAGCACCTCAACCCGAGGAGCAAGCCTAATGCCTTATTCAGTTTCAAAGTCAAGCGAGTGCTCTGCTAGTAAGCCTTGGGCCGTCCTCAAAGAGGATGGCACCGTAATGGGATGCCATGCAACGAAGTCAGCAGCAACCGAGCAGCAAAAAGCACTTTACGTAAACGAACCGGAGTTACAAGCCAAGTACGAATCGATCGACTTCACGCCACCTCAAGGTGTTCGTGATGAGGCCGAAAAGGGTTTAGCTTGGCGACGTGAATTCGGTCGCGGTGGAA